CAGTAAATCCTGTAGACTTAATATTGTAACCTTCTCTACGATTATGGAATCTATTACCATAACACAATTCATATTGAGCAAAATTCGCAGTATCTGCGTCTAAATTACGTCTAATGATAACTTTTGTAATATTTGACGTAACAGAATTATTACTTTCGTCAATTATCTTTAAAATTTTACTATATTTAAATCTACCACCAAATTTATTCAAATCTGCAGATTTTGCATAAGTTTGAAGAGAATTTCTGATAGTCGTCTTTAAATTATTAACATCTAGGATAGAATTTGCATTATAATAGACCGTGGAATCCAATTCTACGTACAAATACTTCAAATCAACAAATTCTTGTCTAATTCCAGCAACAGAATACCTTTTTAACTTACTTATAAGTTGTCTTTTATCAAAATCAGAGATAAATCGTCCATTTTTTGGTTTTATTGACAAAAATACCTTCCCATACTGTGGAGGACTAATATCTTCTCCACCATAAGCAGTTACACTCTCTGCATTTGGAAAAATTGTTGGAATTATCGCTTCATAATCACTTGAAGTGACAGCTCTGTGTTGTGCAGAGTAAACTCTAGGTGCTAAATTCCTTACAGTGTCTAAATCTTCAATTTCAGCACCATTTCTTGCTGGTTCATTGGTAATTACATCAGAAATACCACTTGTAATCACTCCATCATCGTTATCAACGAGTTTTCCTGCGAATGTAAAGTTAGAAACCCCATTTCCACCCTTACCATCACATACAATATAGGAAACATTGACTGCATTACCATTAGTTAGCTTCTTACCAAGTACTCCATCACCGAAAAGTAGTTCATATTTCTCATCTTGTCCCTCTTGTATCAAATAAGTCTCAGAAACTGTAGTAATTCCTACAATATTATCGATTTTTGAGTAAGTTTTCTTAGTTCCAGAGCTTACAGTGTCTTTTACATCAACTTTTATAGTCTCAGTGTCAACATATGGGTTAGGAATAATGAATTTTTGGTTAGGTTGAGAGGTATCAACAACAAATTCCTTAGTTAAGTAGGTTCCTTGCTTAATAGGTATGGTAAATGATGCAAATCCATCACTTACAGGGGATATATAGTCTTCTGAAGTACAAAAAGTATAGTTAGTATTACCAAAATCACCCAAGCCAAACAGTCCAGCCTTGAGTGTTACACTGGATTGAGTGGATCCTGTACCCAAATCTACTGTAAAGGTAACATTTGCGGTTGCAGACCGTCTAGAGGAGGGTACATAACCAATATTTCTTGCTAATGCAACTACATTTTCTCTCAAAGTTGCACTGTCTATGAACGCCTCATTGGCGACCATGTTACTATTATAAGCTGTAGTGTAAGTATTATACGCTAAAAGGTCAACTAATACAGATAAATTCGATCCTTCAAAGTCATAATCAGTAAAATCTGAGTTGGCTCGCAAATATTCACGTAAAGAAACCTTAATTTCCTCAAAATCTAAGTTAGTATATTGGGTTAACGCCATTATTCTCTAGTTGGTTGAAGGATAAACGAAAGTTCTTGAGGTGAAGCCTCTTGGCCAATGATATCGTAACTAATTACGACCTCTAATTCATTGGAATCTTCAGGATTACTGACTGTAACATCAGTTAATTTCACTCTAGGTTCAAAGTTACGGATAGAAGTCTCAATCTGAGTTTTAATCGTCGTTATGAGACTATTATCAACGTTTTCAAATAGGCTCTCTTTAACATGAGATCCTATAAGAGGGTTAAAAAACCTTTCTTCATTAATCGTTTCAACAAGATTTCGGACAGAACGTTTTATTGCATTCTCATTAGTTAATGCAATAATATCATTTGTTACAGGATGTCTCTTAAAGCTTAAAGATATGTCCTTGAATGCACGTGATTGTCGTTGTCTTACAAGTGGCATCTATCGATACAGTTTTTCTCAATATATTTATACAACTTGATAAAAGGTGTATTTCAGAAATAGCTCTTCACCCGCATGAACGGGTCTAAGTGTCTTTATAAAGTATTTATCTTCTTCGCACCATTTAACACAATTAGGGTCTTCTGAATGGTTAATAAACCCTCCTAAAGGGGTTCTGTATATAACTTCATCCACCACTAGATGCGTCATACCTAACACCATTCCTGCAGGTATTTCTTCTTTCGCAAAAATACCCTGTCCTGCAACAGGGCTATCTTTAATGTGTAATCTACTTGGTAGTGCTTGATACGTCATTTCTTTTTCCTCCTTGGTACTTGAATTGTCCATGAGGGTGATGATAGTTCAACCATTTCAAATTGTTTTTTATTATTTTCAATCTCCATTAGCCATGCATCATTTGCAATCTCGCCATAATGGTTATCATTAATGTCCAAGTAATCTAGGATAGACTCATCAATCATGTAATATAATGTATCCCATGTTAATGTTTCTCTTAACTTGGATGCTATTTGATCTACATCATTTTCATCAAGGAATTCACCTTTCACTACCTTCTCTGAATAATCCTCACGTTGGGTTAAGAGTTTTGCTCTTATGTCTACTAGTTTATTCAGATTGATAGTGATTTTAACATCATTATCAATTGCCATTATCTTCTCCCTTGACCCTTATAGGGTTTCTTGGCTTTGTTACGAGAGGTTGCGCTGAATTTGGTATGTTTACCAGTTCCTTGTCGAGTTTTCTTGGGGATAGCTTCTACGAAACTTCCACCCATTACTGACTGTTTAACCTTTGCCATCATTAATCTCCATGTATATTGTAGAAGGATCGGGTTCCCCCGTCCTATAGTATTCTTCGGATAAGTCTTCTATAACGTCCATTGCGTCTTCGAGTTCGCCCGAGAAAACGAGATCTTCGCCGACATAAACATCATAGGACTCCATCATAAGACACGCATTTTTTCATGTCCTACACGAATACGGGGATCACACCAGATCTCTAGTCCATTCTTCTTGGCATCGAGACAGAAACTGACATCCTCACCACACATGTCCTGTACCTCACCACTCTCAAAGACTTGCATTTGAGGTGCAAACCAAGGGTATTCCAGTCCTTCAAATACTCCCTTCTTGATTGCAACCCATCCGAATCCTGTGTAATCACATGTGAAAGGTTTGCGACGCTTACTCATTGACTCTACAGTCTCATGGTTCATAACTCCTTTATTAGCCTTGAAGTCATCCTCTTCGAGCCAGTGTGCAATGGATGTAGTTGTGCCATCTTCAGTTGCATACCACCCGGCAGCAATATCTTTTTCCATTGCAAGTTGCATTAACCTGAAGAAACTCTCTGTATTAAAAACAATATCGTTATCTATCCACAACTGATAGTCATATTCTAACTTCCCATCCCAGGGTACTTGATCCTTTCCACGTAATACATTAGCACCAAGACATTTGCATCTTGCAAAGTTTACCATTGATGAATAGTCTTGTGATATCTGTATAGCACCTCCGCATCCAACTATGTCAAAACATAATTGTACAAAATTCTTTAAGAACGTATAACTGCAGCCTCTCCCAGGCATACAAAATACTATCTTCTTTCCTCTGAGAAATTCTTTGACCTTTTCTATTTCAAAGTCATCCTTTGGGGCTGTGGGAGTTGCAGCCTTTACTTTAAATCCTTTTGCCATTCTGAATGTCAACGTGTAATGTAATCATACCATGTATATATGTCTTTGTCAATAAGATCTGTGTGGAATATTATGACTTGGGGGATCTGATGGAGTATCCCAAGGTGCTCCCACTAGGTCATATCCTACCAAGAAAATAAACAACAGTATCCCTCCCAGTACTCTGATAAACTTCAAGGGACTTTTTATAAACCACCCGATTAATACTATTTTAGCCCATCCTGGGCCGACTTTGTGGCCACGGGCAATTTTTTTATATCTACCTCGTGGACGCATACTTTTGTAGGTTAGGGGATCCATTGTTTTTTATAATCGGTAAGGGGACAAGGGGGCGCATAATCACCCCCCAAATCAACTGCTCATTTAGCACGAACTGCTCTCATGCTTCATCCGCTTGTCTTGAAATAGGCATTGGCACTGCCCTCAATCACTGAGGTCTCAGGGCGTAGAGCATGCCCACCGTATGCTTGACCCCGGCGATTAGTGTTTGTTCTGCTGCCCTTTGTCATGCTCATGGTCAATTCAGATGCTCTTGCTCTACGTGGTTTGAGCACTGTGACCTTATACCCTTGAGCGATAAGGTTTTGGCGTGATGCAAATAGAGTGGAATTCATAGCGATGCAAATAAGGACGAAGTGAATAACGATTTAAAAGTCTTTGAGCATTTTCTCCGTTTCGGGGTCGATCTGCTCACACGACTCCGCTTCAAGGAAGCAATCCATTAGATTGTCATCCGTGACGGCAAACTGCTCAAGAGCGTCGGGTCGATACCCGTCGCTGTAGGTTGGGATTTGCCAGGGTTCGATTCCGTCAAAAGGCATAATAAAAAAACGATTTCAATAAGGACG